TAGCGTAGCAAAGGCGCCATGCCACGATTTTTGTATTCGTGTAGTTCTTCCCATATACGCTCTTGTACGTGTTGTGGACAAGGTGTTTCTGCTTTGCCTAGTACATACTCATATACATTAATGTCTTTGTATTCATCAGGCATAAACCATTCGCCTTGACATACACCGTCAAAAGTCTTTTGATCTACATCTAGGGGAATATACTTTTGTAGTTTGTCTAGACCTTGTTCTTCCATTGCTGTGTTAAACTTGTCTACATCGTCATTAGCATCACACAATACCACGTGAACTTTATCTGCATGACCTGAATAGATCATATCAATTAAGTCTTTATTTGTAAATCGCGGAATACCGAGAGAGTCTGTTTTCATAAGCATACATGTATTTTAACTGATATTAATCAGATTGTCAAGAGAATTATCGCCATCATCGTCGATATTTTCTACTGGTTTTGACCGTCTAAGTGCTAATTCGTATTTTAGTTCGTCTATTATAACCAACATTTGCGAACGAACGTCTGGATTTTGAGTCTGCCAATATTTTGTTGAAATGCTTGAAAGACGTTCTTGTAAGTCTGCTTCGGATAGTACTGTAAGATCTTCAAGCAGAGGATGACTCATTACGAGCTATACTCACCTGCATAATCAGCAAATAAAGTTACACCAGCATTAGTTGTCCAAAAATCAACCATTGCGTAGTTAGTAAGATCTAAAACTTTGAAGGATGCTGGAAATGCAGGACCTTTATATAATGTTCCGCCAACTGCATTAAAGGTTACAACGTTTGCTATATCATCTGTCTGCATTTGTAGTCTAATTTTACAAAGTTTTCCTGATTCGCCCCATCCTGTAAATGATAAAGTAATATCACCTTTAACAGTTAGTGTCTGATAATTTCCGTCAGTCCAGTTTATATTTTGGCTAGTTGAAACAGGTCCAATATTATTTACTTCTTCGGTGTTAGCAATAAGAACTGCATCAGTAATAATATTACTATTAAAATCATTCGTTGCATTTAACTTTGCAGTATTAGTATCTATTGTCGTTAGATCTGTTGCTGCATTAGTTAACTGTGTTTTTATAATGTTAAAGTTATCTCTAAAACCCTGTGAATCGTTATCCACACCAGCTACAGGATATAGAGCATCTATACCTTGTATTGCACTTGAACTTGTTGTAGTAGTCATAATTTGTTTCTCCGTTAGTATTTATATCTATTAAAGATTGTATTTGTAATTTGCGAACATTATATATTTTTCTTCACTTACGCCAGTTGTGCTATCTATCACATATCTATCTATATCATAATTGAATTGATTAAATTTAATGTTTGCATTGTCAATAGCATTCTTTACACTTGTGCTTTGTCCTGGCTTACAATATGCTAAGGGGATTGCATTTACAAATCCTAAAGTTGCTACTGCTCCTGGTTGAGATGTTCTCATCCACAAAGGTAAGAAGTTTATTTCTGTTTCGCCGACAGTCCGTATTCTTGCTCTCATGTTATCAATACTAGAAATAAATCTTTTAGTATCATTTGCGCCGTCAATACTTAATGCATCAGAATCTACTTTTACAGTATTTTCTGGATTAGGTCTAAATCTATACGGGTCAAATTGTCCTTGCGTTACTGGACTTGTAATATCTAAACCACTGCGAACACCTACCAAAAAGCCGTCACCGCTTGTAATTCTTACTACTGAACTATCACGTAAAGTAACAGTGATACTAGGTGTCAAATCTACTTCAACATTACTAAATCGTCTTGTACCTAAAGTTAATGAGTCTGGTGTAGTAAGATCAATAGTTTCACCTTCGATTGTATATCCTGCTGAAGTATACTTTTCAGAATTTACTGAGTTTTTATTTTGTGTAGTAATTGTAAAATTATCACGTGTTTTTACTCCTGTATTACTTTCTGCAGGATCAATAACTTCTATATAGACTACTTCATAAACTATTTCACTGCTTCCTGAATTTTTTGCTATTGCTGTTTTGACATCACCTAGTTTAAATTTTTTACGCTTGTGATTCTTTGCCATAGCTGCAACATATTGATTAATTAGTTTTGTTTCTATTCCAGCATAAATTAACATTTGTAGATTTTTTTGTAAACCAAAGTTTGGATCATTAGGTCTGTAAATTTTATCATTATCAAATATTCTACTATCAGTAATTATTTCTGTAAGTGAACTGCGTTGAGATTGAGGAAGTAACGGCCTTACATTTATATTACTATATAATTTGTCATCTGGATCAGTAACAGATAATGTAAATGTACGTGTAATTTTACTATATCCAAAATGGTCTCTTACACTAACGGTAAAAGAAAATTCTCTATCAATGCTTGATGTGTTGCCATCTAATATCAAACTTTGGTTATCAAAAACAGTAAGTCCTGGATTACTTACACTGCCAAAGCTGTTTATTTTACCTATTATATCTCCGCCTGGTCCTAAGCGTAACCCTGGCGGTAAAGACCCGCTTTCTAAAATATATAATAAGTTTGCATTAGGAACAGTAGTAGTTGCCGTAATCGATAACGTGCTTATATAGTTAGAACTGATTGATCCTAGTGCAGACGCTGTGTTCCACGTAATAACACTATCTATTTCACCTAACAAATTTATAGTAAATGTTTTATCTTTAAATGGTTGATCAGTTGTATTTGCCTCTGATCTAGTTGCTCTAACAGTGAATTTATATTCAATAGTAATAGCAGGTTGATATGGAACCTTACCACCTAATTCTCCAGTTTGTAAATCTAATTCTAGTCCTGGGGGCAACACACTTGCACTGGCATCATCGTTAGTTGCGAGTAGGCTATAGGTTATTATTCCTGTATCTGGATTAGGATCAATTACATCTAAGTATAAAGTAACATAATTGTTTGCTCGTCTAAAACCAAAATTGCTAGGAGTTAACCATATAGGAACTCTTACATTTGAAACATCAGCAGTAAATATTCCGTTGGCAACTTGCATGATAGAGTTGTCTGCTCTAAGAAAGTCATCGCCGACAACATATATTTTGAATGTTCTGTCTGCAATACTATCGCCGTCTGATACTCTTACAGTAAATTCGTAATACCTATTTAATTTTTTAGGTGACTGTGTAGGAGTTGATAAGTCATAAATTCCTAGGTCATAGAAGAAACTATCAAACCCGTTGCTTGATCTTTCACCAAAATCAAAAGGAAAACTGCCATAATTATTCTCATCATAAAAACCTGATCCTGCTGGCTTTTCTAAAGCAAGTATAGGTTCCACAACACCTACAAGTCTACCATCATTAGTAAGTGTAATACCAGGAGGTATTTCACCTGCTATTTTTGTATATTCTAAATGGTCACCGGCAGTGATATCTGGATCTACTGCTATTAACTGATAATCTAAAGGAGCACTATCAATTATAAACAATGCTTCGTTTGATCCCACTGGTAAACTACCTTCAGGAGTTGTCCATACAGGATCATCTGCACCAGTTACTATTACATTAAATGTTCTATCATTTATAACTCCGTTTAGAGATGCTCTTACACAAAATTCATATTTTGTATCTCTAACAACTTCAAACGGTGTACCAATTATTTCGTAACCCGATAAACGCATGCCTTTAGGTATGTTACCTGATATAACTGTTACAGTCATTCCAGACGTAGCTAATGGTAGATATCTTCCGTTTACAGGTAGAGATAATCTAACAGTAACACGTTCTTCAATTGTTGCGATTGTTTTATCTGATGGTATTGTCCAAAAGTCGGCCATGTATACTCCTTATAATGTATTTATCGGAGTTAGGCAAACGTACCCATGTCAATTACTGATGCATTTGGAATAGTAAATGATTCTAGATCGACATCCGTGTTTGCCGCAAAATACTGTGAAAAACTATTTATTGTTGGAACAATAGCACCAAAGTCAAAGCCAAGAACAAACTGATCTAAACTACTAACATCTATTCCGTTGACTAAACCAGTAACAGGCCCAACAAATGATGTTGCTGTGACTGTGCCTGCTGCAGATATATTATTACCAGCTGCATTCAAATTGCCGCTCAGTACAGGAGCAGTATCAGATGCAACTAAATTAGTACCTTCAATATCAATAAACACATCTTCAGATGTAACCCTAGTAGTCAATCCTGTGCCACCCTGTATTCTGATGGTTTGGTTTCCGGTGCCTAAAACAACACTTCCGCTGTCACTTACAACAATAAGTTGTTTCATTGCAGCATCGCCGCTTATAGTAATACTATTACCGCCACCACTCAAACTTATATTAGATCCTGCTACAATACTTCTAAGTTGTATAGTGTTGTCACTTTTTTGTGCAAATATTCCTTCGCCTAGTCCTAAATTTTCTGCATCGCTTCCTTCAGCTACACTTAATTTTGTATCTAGATCCGTAAAATTTGCATTTACTTTATTAAATGCTTCACGAAGATCATCACCAGTACCGTCGTTTGCTATGCTACCTATGTTAATTGATTGTATTGCCATTTATATCTCCGTTATGCAATTAAGTTAGCCCATGAACCGTTCTCATAACCTTGAAATTTGTTATCAGTTGTATTATATATAACCATTCCGTTTGCGGCTGTAAGGGCGTTTCGTTGTGTTGTAGTGTATGAACCAAATTGTACAAATCCGCTTACTGTAGCACCTTTGCCTAATTTAAGCATAGTACCATAAGTACTTGCATATGCACCGTTTCTAGTTAAAAAGTTTATTTCACTATCAATATCATCTGTGCCATCTATTCTTTCTGTGACTACGTGCATAGCACCTATTGTAGTATAGTCACTTCCGTCGTGGGCTCTTATTGTGATACTACCTGAAAAGTCACCGCTTTGTACTGTCGTTGGAGCAGCATAGGTTCCGTTTGATCTATTAAATGTAAGTTCTTGGCCATATGTACCTGTATGGTTATTCCAAACTTGTATAATAGAAGTACCAAACCCACCAGTGTTTGTTTCGCTTTTTAGTGCTAACTGAGGTTCTGGATCAGATGTATTAATTTTTTCTAAATTTATTCTGCGTGTAGTTGTTATTTGTGATTCAGTATTTCCTACAATTTTTCCATTAACTGCATCAACAAGTATTGTACTGTCATCTGCAAAAACACTGCCCTTAATGTCTCCTGCAAGACTGTCTGCAACATCTGCAATTTTATACCATCCGCCTGCATGAGCTCCATACCAAGCACCTTCGCTGTGTACATGGATTATCATACCGTGATATGTTACAGGACTTATACTAGCTAAATCACTATATTGGCTGACCAGTGAAGAAAATCTTGCCTGTCCACCGTTAGTATCAATAGGACCAACTAGTTTAGAATTAATACCATCTACTAATAAAGCACTATCATCACCAAATACTGATCCTTTTAGATCTCCTGTAGGAGCAGATATTTGTGCATCAACTTCTGCTTTTGTATATGCATTTGTTATACCATAACCTGAAAGTGTAGTAGGTACTCCTGTAAGTTCACTAAATGCAACATTACTATTAGCAAATGTGGCACCTGTCCATTTTAACACTTGGTTAGTGGCTATACTGATTACTGCAACATCAGATAGTTCTGAAATACTTTGGCTTGTTAAATCTAAAGCGGCATCTGCTACACTTCCGGGCTCGTATACTCCGCTTGTAGAATTATATATTAATGCTTGACCATTTGTTGCTTGTGTACTTGATACGTCTGCTAAGTCTTCAGTTGTTGATACTATAGTAGGACGTCCTGTAAGTGAAGCATATTGTCCGTCAAACAATATAGGTTTATTACTTAAATCTGTGTAACTATTTGTAACTGCCACAGTTGCTATTGGGTTACCATTAATAGACACACTTGAACTATCAACTACTAAATTAGCAACAGTCAGTGTTCCACTGGCAGTTATATTGACAGCGTTCACAATACTGTTTGTGCTAAGATTTAAACTATCGTTTAACGGTAGTTCTTTAATCTTATTATTATCTGTTGTATCTATTACTAGTGGGTATCTAACTGCCATTTTCTTTTCCTATGTGTATATTTAGTGTAAATCAGCCCATCCAGCTGTACTATCATTATTAGCATCTGCAGCATAGCCTTGGAACTTTCCTGTTGTGGTGTTGTAAACCATCATGCCAACTACTGGTGTAAGTGCATCTATATCAGTTTGTGTCAACTGTTGTGGCCCAATATATAACTCGTCAAAGTTGTCGTTAATCTTATCAAATGCTGTGCGTAACGGATCGCCATCGCCTTTGTTTACACTTGATCCAATGTTTACAGTTTGCTTAGCCATTACACTCTCCCTACTACAACTTCAACAGTGCCTTTGCCTTCATCGGACTTAGCACCTACTGCTTTACCAATTACTTGGCCAACACCTGGTGAGTTGTTAACTATTGCGTATCCTGGTATGGCGCTTGTAACCAACATATCTCCTTTGGCTACTTGTCCTAATACCTTACATGGTACACGACCTTGTAGTGCTATTGCTGTAACATGCTCGCCTTCTAGGTTTGAATTCATTAAGTGTGCAGGATTAGTAGAAACAACACCAGCAACTCTTGTATTGCCTTTTGTGTCTGTAAGTGTTACTTCGTCGTCACCACCAAACACCAACACAGTACCTTCATCATAGTCTGCGTCTGCCAAATAGTTCTCTGCCAAGTCAGCGTATTGTGCTGAAGTTGCAGTTCCATCAAACACACTTGCATAAACGGTGTTCCATTTTCTAGATGAGTTACCTAAGTTTCTATTGTTTGCGGTTGCGTCTGGTTCTATATGTGAATCAACTCTTGCTGTAAATGTTACTGTATCTGATGTAGCATCACCTAGGTCAACTGCGCCATTGGCAACCAGTGTTCCAACTACAGTTAGACTATCATTAACATTAACAACTCCTGAGCCTTTACCAGCTAGTGTTAAGTTTGTGTTAGTACCACTGTATGCAGTTATAGTATCAACATCTAAACTGTCAGTAATATTAACATTTCCTGTTCCATTACCGCTTAAATCCAGATCGCCATTTGTGGTTAGACTAGTTACGTCATCGACTTGGATACCCGAGTCATTTATAGTAGCTTCAACAGTACCGTTAGTAACAAACACAATAGTATTTGCTGCACTTTCAGTAAATCCGCCACCTGTACCTAAGCCTATACCTGTGCTTGTAGCATCTCGCTCAGTTAGGGCTTCGATAAAGTTAGTATATAACCAATCAGTTGATACAAAGCCTTCTCCTGTGTATGAACTAGCTGTATGGAAGTTACTTTCTGTTGTTTGTCCAGTACTACCTACATCTATAATACCCGGGAATTCTGTTACAAGTGAATCACTATCTGTTCCTACTGCATTTAAAATAACAGCCTGACCAGGTGTTTTTAATGTTAGTGTTGTACCAGTGCCGGTTGTTGTTGCAACTTCGTAAGTATCAGCACCGCCTAGTATCAATCCTTGCGCCCTGATATTACCATCTGCTTGTGTTTTTACAATCCTACTATTTTCACCAGTTGTAGTTACTTCTATAGCTGAGTATGTAGCTGAGGCAGTACGTACTAAAACTTCATCACCACTGTTACCAAATGCGCCAAACTCACTATCTCTTAATGCACCACCTTCATCAAGCACTGTATCAAAACTAATTGCACTTACAGCACCATTACCTGCAGCACTTCTACCTAATACTGTATCAGTAGCTACCCATTGTAGTTTTACAGGATCAATACCTGTTGATATACTTGAACTAGTTTGTAATTCTACAAAACCACTAGTGTGAGTAAACTCAGTATCTTTAAATGTAGCAATACCTAAGTCACTTTGTGCTATGCCTGAAGCATTTGCCCTTGTGCCAGCAGTATTCATTGCAAGTTTACTTTGTGCAATAGCTGCTGTAGGACTTACATCGGCGTTGATTAAACTGTCTGCTTCGTACTGTAAATTATATTCTGTACCTGCTGATGTTCTAGTAACAGTAACATTTATGTCACTACCAGTTGCTTCACTCGCATGTGTGATTTCAGGAAACGGTCCGCCTACATCTGCTTGTAGTGACGTAGTAAGTCCAACTGCCTGAGCAACACCATTATAAATTGTATCACTATCTGGATCAAAAGTTCCAGTACCTATAGTATATACAATTTTTCTAATACTTCCAAACTGTTCGTCAGTTAGGGTACTTATTTCAATTATTGTACCTGTTGCACTAGGAGTTGCAGGGTCATTTTGTATTGTGTTACCAATTGCAAACGTTCCTCCTGTTTCAGGCTCTGTATATATAATTTGCTTGCCACTGAATACTGCTAGTTCATTTTGGCCAACAGTGCCTACAGTCGTATCACGTAGTTGTTTTACAGTTGCAAATGCGTTTGCATTATCGTCAACATAGTTTTTGTTTGTAGCATCGCTTCCGCTTGCAGGCAATCCAAGGTTTTGAATTTTGTTTGAATTTAAATTTAAGTTGCCTTCCATTGGACTTAATCCGTTTAATGGAACAAACCCTGTACCAATTCTATTACCAGCACTTGTAATTTGTGCGCCTGACTTAACATTAAATCCTAGTACTCTGTTGATGTATCCGCCAACTGCTTTTTCTGTAGGTGCAGCTTGTCCTGAATCATCAGCAAAACTATCGTCTGCACTAAATTCATTAATTGTAACACCCTTTTTAAATCCAAGAGCGTTAGCATTAGACAATCCAATTTCACCAGCAAATGTAATATCACCTGTTGCTTGGTCTACACTAAAGAATTTTCCTACACGGAAGAAACCATTTTGATCTGTACTAACAAAGAACACTCGTCCTTTTCGTCTTTCCCAAACTTGTGCAGTAGATGCTGTTTCCGAATCTGTATAGAAATCGGCTAAACTATTTACAGGCTGTCCTAATATAACATTAGGATAGTTAGAATCATTAAATGATCCTGTTCCTATTTGTGTGAAGTCGTGGCCGGTTGCTCTCATCAATGAAATAGCTACTGTTATTTCACTTGTCGCTCCTACTGCTAAACCAGCAGTAATAATTCTATCTACAACTGGTATACCACTATTCAATCCGGAGCCGCCGTAACCGCTATTAATGTTAGTTGCTGCGATATCAACAAATGTTACATATGCCCAACTATTTAGATTTATTGTTACAGGCACACTGTTAGCACCTAATGCTCCACTAGTGGTTCCTGTCCATGAATCAGTTGAATTAAAGCTACCCGAGACATTTTCTAATTCTATTGTAGTACCTGTTGCACTAGCATGTACAACACCAGTTGCGCCTGTATTAGCCTGTGTTATAGTTTCTCCTGCTGTAACACTTATGCTACCAGTCACTGTAAATTCTGCAACAGTCGTGTAATTTGTTACACCATGTGTTTTTCCGTCCCATAAGAAACGCATACCGCCACTAGCACTATATCCAACATCTCCTGGATAAAGACCTGCTGTTGTGCTACTGTCTCTGGTCACACGTTCTGTATCATCAAATGCGTTGTTTGCGCTTGCTACTAATTGTGTTACAGCAAGTTTTGTATCACCTTGTGCTGAACCATATCCGCCTGTTAACTTAGTTGTAGCTACAGCTAAATTAACAAAATCATATCCTACTTCAAATGTTGTAAGTATTTCATCAGCCGCTAGGTCCTGGCTAAAGCTATCTTTGTTACTAAAAGCAATACTTCTATATGTTGTATTATCACTTTCATCAAAGTTAATAGCTGTACTCGGCCTTGTCACTAGTCCTGTAGGATCTCCTACATTTTCAAATATATGATTAAAGCTATCTCTGTATTCTATAATTGTATTATTGGCTACAGTTGCTTTTAGTGTGCCAAAGAAGTCTAATGCACTAACATCATCTGCTTTAAGATCTAATTTGTATACAAAATTATTGTGTACTCCTGCTACTGTTCCAAAAATTGTATCTACATCAATTGTTAAATCGTGAGTAGGTGAACTACCTCCTAACAAACTACCACTAATTGTAATAGTATCAGTAGTAGTATATCCGCTACCGGGAGTTGCTATAGCTACAACTGCCGCTCCAGAGCCGCCAATTACACCTATACCTGTTATTGTTACATTAACAGTAAGACCTGTACCGCTTCCTGAGTTGTTAGTTGCTATTCCTGCAAATGTTCCTGTGCCTGCTGTAGTCCCTGCTAGTGTTGTGTTGTCTAAAGCACTTACACCGGTAACAATTACATCACCAGCTTCACCAGACACTCCGTCACCATCTACATCACTTAGATTTGTAACTGTTGAAACAACATAATTTAGTGTTCCTGTTGCTCCACCATGATCAATTGTAATCAAACTATTAGCACTTGGCGGAGTTTTTAAATCAGTTACTGTTATACTAGGGTCGTCTAATGCATTAGTATAGGTACCTGTAGTAAATGCCTTTGCTGGCTGTACCATGTCTTTCTTAAGCGTTACTTGATCAGGTATCTCGTTTGGATCAGCTCCTTCAGCAATCAAACCAAAGTTTCCATAACCGTTAGAGCAGTTTAGTCCTCTAATTTCAGAACCATTGTTTGCATACATAGCTGTTTGACAGTAGTATGTAAATGTTGAAACTTGTTCCGAGAATGCAGCGTTGTTTGCAATAAGACCATAACCTAGGTCGTTAATTTGTGTAAAGTCGTTTGCTAACATACTTCTGTTACCAGCAGTTTGTAAGAATATATCCCTCTCTACAGACGAGTCATCAAACTGTTCAATGTCATATCCTCTACCATCGTTTGAATTAGCATCTAGATATAGTGTTGCTGTACCTTGTCCTTGATCGTAATCTGAAATAGCGTTTACCTGATAACGTCTGCCTTCTACATAAAATGGACATGGGAGTTCAGGCGGGCGTAATCTTAACCCTTCTCCTAAATCACTTTGCACTGTAATTTTAAATCTGTCTGCTGTTTCTGGTTGCCCTATAACTCTTGTTGGTAAGTTACCAACATAAGCATCAACATACATACCACCTGCAAACGTTTTCTGATTTATACTCTTTGAGAAACTTGATGCAGTTTGTATATAAGGAGACTTTGTAAGAACCTGTCCTTGCGGATCTAGCACACACATGAAGCCTCCGTGTCCTTGCACAGTTACGTTACGAATAATTGTAGCATCACTCATTAAGAACACATCCATAGCGTCATTACGTTTAGGTGGATTGTATTGCGGATCAAACACAAAGGTTATTTTATCAATAAGTTGACCTACAACTGCCGCTGTGCCTGACTCACCTGCACCTAAGGATATATCTACAGGCTCTGCTGCAATTACTGCCGCGGCACCTGCTGAGTATTCACCGAATGTAATTGCGTTAGTTGCAGCACTTACAAAAGTGTGTGCTGATGTTTCAGATGACGTTCCTACATTTACAGTAATTGTATTTGATGTTTTACTTATAATTTCTAGTTTAGTTTGGAATGCCGGATCTGTTGCTCTAGGAAATGTAACTGGTGTAACGTTGCCGTCTGATGCACAAGTAAATGTAAATCCGTTTAATTCTATTTCAATATATTGTCCTGCAGATAAACTGTGTGAACCAATTGTTGCAACTAATATACCTGTCGTAGGATCGTATGTAGCATTGGTAGGTGTAAATTGTGCATCTACAACAGTAAAATTCGGAGCTACTCCAGATAACAATGCATTTGATAATGTACTGATGTTATCAATTGCAGCTTCTGTTGCAATCTCTTGTGTACTATCACCTAATTGTGTAAGATAATCACCGTTGCTTAATAACGAATGATATGATCCTTGCACTTCTAAGGTCATAACCTCGCCACCATCACGTAGATCTTTAATTAGTGCATCAACAATAAGTTTTGTATCTCGTCTACATTTCGCTTCCGAATAAGTTAACGAAGGAAATCTATCACTTATAAATCTAATTGTTTCTTCGACAATATAGTCTTTGTTTTCTTTAATAATAGAACTTGCAGTTGTATAACTTCCTACGTTAGTAACTGTTGGTCCTAAATTTAATTCTTTGCCGCCTTCTGATAGATAATGATATCCAAATTTACCTTGTGATACTCCATCTTGATTAAAGAATTCTGTACCGCCGTTGTTAATTGTTAATCCATCAAATGTATTATCCCTATAGAAATATAAGTTTGCCCATTTACTTTGAGATACTCTTGGAATCCTACTATCTGTTTCTGTTTTTGGTTTGATAATTACACGTCTAAATTCATCACCTTTCAGTGATACATTGTTGGACAATCTAATTGGATAGTCTTCCTCGTATATACCTGTTTCGACCATAATTGTAACTTGTTTTTTAGCAACAAAGTTACCATACTCTAGTGGCTCTTCTGGTTCAAAATCTTTTGCACCTAATAAATGTACTTGGAATACAGTTGGACCAGGTTCGTTTGAACCTGTTTGCGGGTCATTCGCAGATTCTGCGCCTACATCGTTAGTAAAGCTAACAATCTGACCAATTGCCTCTGAACGTTTTCCTCTTATAACTTTACCAGGTAATGCATCAGTATTGTTAGGATTTGTTTGATCTGTGTAAGAAGCTGCACCGTTTGTAACAACGATTTTATATGTGCTTCCATATACTATATCACCACCTGCATCTAAGCCGCCTTGTATAATAGTGTTAACAAGATTAAACTTATCTTGGACTGCTGTCACAGCGTTTGGATCTGCATCAAAAGAATTATCAATTATTGATGGTACACTATCAACACCTAAACCACCGCTGGTTGATCCTGTGAATTCATTTCCTGTATTAAAAGTTCCAGTAGTTTGTTCTAATCTTACAGTTGATCCAGTAGTTACGCTTTCTACAACTATACCGGTTGCACCACTTCCTGCTTGTGTAAGTGTTTCTCCTTGCACCACAGTTATATTTCCAGCAGTAGTTATTGTAAAAATACTTCCTAGGTCTAAGTATTGGTCTTCTTCAATTTGATAGACTTGCCCTAGTATACCTGCTGTAAATCCTGTAAATGTCGATGTGTCATATGGCGTAATTAAATTAACATCGTTATATAATTCAAAACTTTGCGATCCAGTAACCTTTACATATTTTTTAGTATTGTTTGTAATTTCTACCATACCTTGTATGTCACGGAATACAACAATATTTTTATCAACTAATCCGTGTGCAGTACTTGTAGTTACTGACGGTATAGCACCTACTGTGATATCTGTTATAGTTTTTTGGTTGAATAAGTCATTTGTTAAAAGTGCTGTTGCTATATTCCTTGCGGCAACGATACCTGCTACAGTTTGTGATAACTGTGTAGTAATTGCAAGCCTAGCACTCACACTAGAATAGTAACTTTCGGCAGCTTGTCTTGTGAGATAGTTTGCTGTTAGTCCTCTGTTGACATCTAAAGCAATAGCATCAATGATCAATCCTGTATCTCTAGCACAGGTTGCAGAGTTGTAAGCAAAGTCAGGGAAAGTAGTATTAATATATCCAACTACTTCAGCTGCTATGTAATCTCTGTTATTATCTAATAGTTTACGTGCTTGTTCAAAAACAGGAACATCTACGTCTGCATTTATCACAACAGCATCTTTACTAAAGGTACTGTGTGTTAGTGTCTGCATATAATTGCCTGGCTCTTTAGGAGCACTTCTAATTAATTCTTCTGCTCTTTTCGCGGCAGCATTAATTGTTTTGAATGCATAGGTTAATGAAGTGCCTTCTTTACCAGCCGGCACGCCTTCCATTAAGTCGTTGCCCTTTGTACTAACAAATAGTGCTTCTGGTGAGCTATATGCAGTGTTATCAACATAATATTTAGATGCAGCTTGCAAATCTTCTACCCCATTAGGAGCACCTTCACCGGCCAATTCACCAGGATGATCATTAAGGTACAACGCACCTGTCATTGTGTCACCTTGTCTACGTACTGTAGAAGTTCTTGGCATGCCTGTATCAGATAAGAAGTTACCAGATAGAGTATTGTCTAAAGCAGCATCTACAATAGTATGCGTATCATCTGCCGCAATAACTCCTGATGGATTTATTTTGAAAGAATCAGCATCTGACTGAACATCAGTAGTTGCATATTGCTTATTAGATTCTGAATACAAATAAAGCCTTGTAGGAGATACTACTCTAAGATAATAAGTTGTTCCTGTAACTAAATTATTAGGATCAGTATCTTCAGCATTAAAAGTTACAGCAGTTCCGTTAGCACCACTTTCTAATCCGTGTCCACCAGATGTTAGAGCCTGTGATACATTGTAATGCGATACAATCTCTATGCTATCGTCTACGTACTGTGCAATATTCCAAGTGTATTGTAATTTTCCAGATGGTTCCTCTGCTACACGTAATGGCAAACCTGATGTAATATATCGTTGGTCTGCATAACCTTTTGTAATAACTAAGTCATCTACAGTTAACCCTGATAAGTTATCGTGGGTAGTGTTTAATCTTTCTGCTTCTATACTACTAATACCTACGTTAGCAATACCAAAACCTCCTGCATCTAAGGGACCTCCTAGTGTAGGACTTAGGTCATCGCTCATCTTTGTAAATGAACTTGATATGATTAACTTTCCTGCAGTGTCATAACTAAATGTAATAGTGTCTGTGGCTCCACCACCTAAAGCACTATTTGATGCAAGTGTTACTAGTTGTACAAGTGTACCGGCATCATTTATTAATGGAATGGTGTTAGGTGTTAATTCGTCTGGCGTATCACTTAATGTGGTAAAAGTAATCTGTCCGCCAACACCAAATACTGCGTATAGTTCAGTAAAGTTCTCATTGGATTTACGAAACGATTCTCTAATACTATCGCCAGTACCATCATTTCCCTCTACGCCAATGTTAATATCTTGTTTTGCCATTTATTGCTCCATCTCAACTGGTATTTGTAATTTGTCCATATCAAAGTTTACACTTACTCCACAACCGCAACTACTTTGTGCGTTTGGATTAGTAATATCAAACATTGAACCTATAATATCTTTTTTGTAATCTACAACAGTTCCTATCATAAACATAATGCTATGTGAACCTATAATAAAACTGAAGCCTTCATCTGTTGGTATAATTTCGTCACCATTTTCTATTTCACGTGCATCACTAATAGTGCCCCAGTCATATTCAAAGCCAGCACATCCGCCGCCCTTCATATTTAATGTTACTGCAATAGCATTATTTTCTCTACATATTGTATCAATCTGCGTTTTTGCGGCATCAGTAAGTGTACAAACAGTCATTTTGGCTCCTTTATCAATGTATTTATCGTTGCTTTTTATAATCTTAATGTAAATATAGTTATGTATATAAAAGAATTTTCCATAGCAAAGCGGCACACTAGACTTAGTAAATGCGGAGTTAAACATGAGTATACCCGTAATACAACTATGTTAGTATTACGCTGTGATAATTGTAGTGCAGAATTTGAAAGACCAAGAGGTAGTATGGATCCTAACAGGATCAATAATAATTATTTTCATGTGTGTGGTAGTTGCGATTCGAAAAAATTTGCACAAAAGATGGGAGTCACAAGAAAGCAAATCTGGGACTTACCAGCTAGTAGCGGTTTAGATATAAGTAAACTTTAGTCTTTTTTCCAAATAGTCCATGCACCATATGCTATTGCTGCGTAAGCTGCTAATTTAGCAAATGGTCCTGCAATCAATACAATCAGTCCTAGTCCTATTAAAACAGCGCCATCCATTGATGTGCGTTCTTCAATTCTTGCTTTGATCCAATTTTTCATTTTAACTCCTAATATTTCCAGCCGTCTTTTTTAATATTATCTTTAGCTTTAATAGATTTTTCAGGCGTAGGAAATTTGAATTCCTTTACGACAGGGACATATGTCACAGGCCCTGTATCAATACGGATCCCTTTAATTTTATCCAAGGACAAGTTCTTTTTTATGCCTTTTGTTTTCATGTTTGTCTCCTATATAGTATTTATACAAATCTATACTAGCAAGGTTCTTACACTTGCTCTCGCACATAATATCGGCATGTTGTAAAAAGCTCAATGCCCAGTCATTAACAGCATTGTTAGGATAATAGTCACTATGGGCTCTAAGTTTTGCTTTCTTGTAGCCTGACTCTAGTAACACTGCCATATCGGGCATACCTGTATGATTGTAACCACCTGGTAGATGTTCATTGCGGCTGTATGAATAATGTATTGTAGGGCGTACACCACGCCACGAATCTATTACGCGAGCAAATCTATTGTCGGTGGGACGTATATATTCACCTTCGCGGCACCAGTGATGGTGTATGTCCAATACCAATGCGCAGGTGTCGACAAGTTCAAGGCTTGCTTCGATGCCCCATTTGTTCTCGTCGTTCTCGATCGTAATCGTGTTTCTCGCTTCTGGAGAAAGTCTGTTGTTGACTGCGTGTTTGATACCGGCTGGACCTTGCCTACCGGATATATGGACGTTGCATTTAAAGTCTTGGAAGGTACGCCCGTAT